CAGCCGTACGTTTTCCCGTACAGGGGGTAGCTGTTTTTTGTGTGGGTGCTGGTTATAGTTAAAGGGGTATCCTCTTTTGTGCTGATTATCCTCATTTGTGGTGACTATCCTCATTTGTGCTGATTATCCTCATTTCCCATGGAAACCCAAAAAAATACTCCACAAATAATATTCAAAATTATTTAAAATAAAACTTGACTTATTGTTTGGGTCTTCGTTTAGTAGGTGCAGATCAGACATAACGACTGATCATAATAACTAAAAACAAAGAACTATGGAATACATTGAAGATTACGCATTATACGACACATTGATCAATGACGGCATCGCCACCGAGGAAGAGGTGCGATTAGTTGCAACCATTAACGGGGATTCAGTTGAGACCTACGAGAGCATCCTGTACGCTCGTACTGGCTACCGTTCACTTGAACAATACCAAGAGGAGGACTAAACCATGAGAACAATAAACAGAGAAAAATACTTCCCGATAATTGCAGAAGTAAAGTTCAACCCTTTAAGGGGGTACTCAGTTAAGAGGGCGAACAAAGAGATTAAGAAGTGGGAGGGTAGGGGGTACTCCTGCATCTGGCAAAGTGATAACGGGGGGCATCGTAAATACCAAAGAAGCGACGAAGGAAATATCACCCTTGACTGCCTAGCCAATTCTGGCATTCAAGTATTCTAAACAAACCAAAAAGAAAGAAAACATTATGACAAAGAAAAACTTAGACGAATTAGTTGACTCACTTAACGCCTTGACGGGATCACCGAGAGAGACCTATGTACGGGGCAAGGACGGGATGCTAGAACCACAGGAGGGCAACTTTCACATTGATAACTCCTACGGGGGTGTGCAGCTTGTGCGAATGTCAAGGGGGGGTGGCGTGTTTTGTCCCATCGGAGAGGGTCGTCATTCCAAGCGGGGGTTAGCAGAGAGGATTACAATATATAGCCGAGGGATGCTAGTTGGTCGGAGCGAGTGCTAGTCAAGACTGGCTTGGACGTAGCCTCTACCCTTAAGGGGGTAGGGGTTTTTTGTGTCCAGCCTCGGACATCGGCTCATGGGGGGGGTAGCCACTTTTATGAACTGGTCGCAAAATGAGAGCGGTTAGGGGTAGCCACTTTTGTGAAAAAAAGTACGGGGTTATTTCTTTTGAAAAAAAATGAAAAAAAGATTTGACATGCATGTAATGCCATCCGATAGTAAATGAATCCTAATGATAGGACACAACCAAAACAAAACGAAAGGAACATAATGTGCTTAATTATACACAAGCCAAAGAACAAAACAATCCCAGCCGATATCATCCGTCGGGCAATGGCTGTTAATCCTCACGGGTTCGGGATCACTTACCTTGACACTGGAAAGACTCGCAAGCTTTTTGACTACAAAGGTGTGGAGCGAATCCTTAATACTGAACGTGCAATCGTTGCTCACTTCCGATTTGCTACCATTGGTACTATTGATAGCAATAATATCCATCCGTTTAGCATTGACTCACGCACTGTAATTTACAGCAACGGGACGGTTGACGGGTACGGCACGAGGACGAAAAGTGATATTGCCCATATTGCTGACAACGTATTGTCAAAATTATCGCCGCAAGATTGGCGACCATTCCTAGAGCTGACTGATACACGCTTTGCAATTGTCAACTTGGGTAGCGGCTCTGTTACACGCATCGGAGAATGGCACGAACGGGGTGGCGTGTTTTACTCCAAGACCAACTGCTTCCCGCAAAATACACGGGTAGCCGTTTATGGTACGCTCAAAAGCAACTACCATAACCACGGGTTAATTGCTGAGCAAGAGTTCGTAGGTTCGGGGGTAACCCAAACTTCATTTCCTCTGGAGGTGGACGGGCTACCCTATTTACACGACAAGGAGGGCAAGGGTGCTGGTCAAGTAGAGGTTGAGATTTATGACGTAAGCAGCGAGGCATTGCAGCGGCTAGACAGATTAGAGGGGCATCCCACTTTCTATAAGCGGCGGGTGCTTCCTATTAGCATGGATGACTGGAGCACTACTTACGCTTGGGTGTACTTTATCCAAGGGCGGGTGCTGAGTGATGAAGCAGATCTTACCACCTGCTACGGAGAGCACGAAAATCCGTTTTAGGTGGGTAGTTCCTTTTAGGAACTTGGGGGGTAGCCGTTTTCGGTTGCCCCCTTTTTTTATATTCAATGAAACTTCACTGGGCGAGGGGTAGCTGCTTTTCCTCACGGGATTAGCGGGGGGTAGCCACTTTTGTAACGCACTGCTATTTAAATATTTATGAAAATAAAACTTGCATTAATGCAGGAACTGTTGTTTTATACAGGCTATGAACTACGAAAAAGAATACAAACAAACGTTAGAGCAGTACGAACAAGAGCAAAAGGAATACATCAAACGATGCAGGACTTTTTTAAAGGCATTTGGCAATGTGCCAGAGCCTACCGAAGACGAGCGTGAGGAGACTTACGTACGGGTCAAGAATATGCTAAAGATGCGGCGGTCTTCCGAGGAAATGAATCTTCTCTGCGTGCTGGATTATGCTCTTACAAAATCGGAGGAATTGAATCATGGGTAATTTAATACAAGATCAATTTGAGGTGCTTGACATGCCAGTGGATTCCGTTGGCGGGAAAGTGGACGTGCTTGGGGTAGCTACTTTTTCTGAAGTTGACTGCGAATGCACTTCTGATTGCGGGGAGGTTGAGGTTACTGAACAATGGACTGAGTACGAGCTTGTTGACTTTGAGGTAACGCAACCAGATACCCCCTTGAGCGAAAAAATACTTAATGATATTCGTGATTTAATTCCCCCTTACCTTCCTTAAGGCTACCTTCCTTAAGGCTACCTATTTATATATATATAAATGGATCACCTAACGAAGAAGTTCCTTAAGATATACAGCCCAAAAAAAGCTTGTCAAGCACAAAAATAACTAACAGAAAATAGAACATGAAAGTATACAAAATAAATCCAAGCAAACTAACGATTACAGAACTAGACGCACCATACAGCGAGGAGTCGGGTTGCATTGATAACAAATTCATTACCGAGCAAATCGGATGCAATTACTTTGACGTTGTGCGGCTAGAGAACGGGGATTGCATATTCGTAGATGATGAGGGGATGCTTAGAGAGGGCGTGCAACCGTCTTTCTTACTAGGAGGGTACGAACAGCCATTGATTGGCAACGGTCTTGTGATTGGTAGCTCTATGGACGGATCATCACAATCTCCAGTAATATCAAAAAAAAGTTTGACAAGTCGGATTCAATTCTGTGCTGTCTTATTTGAAGTAAACGAAGAAACAAATACTAACAACTAAAACAAAGGAACATAATGGAAAACAAAATCAGACTACATACTTACCCCGACGGTAAGAATTTACTAATTGACAATCAGATCGTCAATCTAGTTACGACTCACGGAAGTTTTCGTGACACTTACGCATGTGAGTTGCAAAGCGGCGACGTATATTGCCAGAGAGTAGGAAAGCAGAGACCACCAAGGACTATTGAAGATCTCTTCAATTTCATTGCTTATTCCGAATTATCAATGGACTGGTCAAGGGATGATGATTACAAGATCACCACACTTGAGGTTTGGAGGGGGGCTACCCTTTTAGTTGAGTATCCTTTCAACGGATTTATGGAAACATTAACAGATGCTATAAATTACATCATGGACATGGAGGAGGACGTATAATGACTGACTTTGAATCGGGTTACAATGTGTCAGACCTATCCACTTACAGAAAGTGGGTAGGTGCTCCTTGTTGGCATGAAGGGAACGCTTCCGAAAAGGAGTTCGGAGAACTGTTGGAGGGCATTTACACAGATGTAAAAGAGGCTACCAAGGAACAGCAGTACAAGCACATTGATTGGGTTTGCAGTGCGGGAACAATTGATGTTAAAGCAATGAAGCGTGTCAGTAGGCACGGCAAAAAATCTCCAGACACTATTTGGATTGAGTTCAAGAATACCATAGGCAATCACGGGTGGGTTTACGGCGAGCAGGACTTCATTGCATTTGAGCAAGCGGATCATTACATTATGGTACGCCAAAAAGATCTTGCGGAATTAGCTGATTTCCTTTGCGATAAAGAGGCTTATGTTTATTCAGCAAGAGAGGCACTTTACAAAGTATATAACAGAAAAACAAATCGGGATCTTATCTCAATGATTAAGACCACTGACTTACTAACTCTACAACACCGAAAGATTAAAAAATAATGGCTCATTTCTACAACTGCAAAAACGAAGCAACCTTTGAGCCAGAAGTGGCTACCCCTCATCAAGCAAAAAAGAAGGGGTCTAAGGTTTACCCGTCCGTTACGACTGTCTTGAGTATCTGCAAGGATGACTTCCTAGACGGGATCTACAAGCCGTCAAAGATGGTTGAACTGGCGAGGGAAAACCCTTATATGCACTGGCGGGAACTGGAGCGACTTACCTACGGGCTGAGGACTCATCCAGCAACGGGTGAGGAAATTCCTAGTTCGGTCTTCGGGACTTCGGTTCACGAAACAATTGAGGACATGATCAATTGTCTGATATTTGACCAGAAAAGAGAGCTTCCTCACAACTATGATTACGACGAGTGGGCTACCCCCTTTTACGAATGGGTGCTTGAAAATGAGGTTACCCCAGTCGCTTGTGAGAAGGTGATATCAAACAACTATATTAAGATTGCGGGTTCAGTTGACTTCATTGGATATAACAAGGAGGGTAGCCTCTTTCTAGCTGACTACAAGTGCAGAACTAATACCAAGGGAAAGGCAAAGACCTACGCCAAGGACTGCGAGCAATTAGCAATTGAATCATGGATGCTTATGAAGGAGCACAAGCTGGACTATTTACCAGAGTGCATTAGCGTAATAGTGGACTGCGATACTAAGGAGCACCATCACAGGACTTGGACTCCAGAGCAAATGAAGTGGGGCATTGATAACGCCAAGATTGCGGCTAAGATGTACTGGCAAAAACGAATGAAACCCGTCATTAAATAATGCTAGAATATATTATAAAATATACTATGGACAACATGCCAGAAGGTTACGTAGGATCTGCACTTAAGTGGGCTAGGAACGCCGACGAAGCGGTAAAACTTATACTCGCAAAATCTGGATGGAAGAATGACGTTACCGTTGTTTTTAAAAAGGGGGGTACGGGTAAAATAATATCAGTGGAGGAGGTTGAGAAAAATGAGCGAATCCATTACTAATTTTTTACGGTGGGCTGAGGAACGTATAGCTAAAGCAGTTGAAGAGGACGAAAGGACTGAAAAACTTGCGGGGACTAGGGATTATTTACCAGAACCTAAAACCAACTCCAACTCTTTGGAAGATAAAATAGAAATCATTAACAATATAACTGATATGAGGAGTAAGGGGGGTAGCCTTAAATCAGCACTTGCAAAAAATAAAATTCACATGAGCACTTACAGGAGGTGGCTTAAACTAGTTAAATAACATTATTTCAGCTATTTCCAAAATGGAAAGAACTGGAAACAACCAGCCCAGTAGGGCGTACACACTATGAAAACACCACGGACAGATGAAGAGTTTACTCGTGCTTTGAGTTTAAAGTCTTGGCACGAAGGAGCGGAGTACGAAGCTTGGGATTGGGCTAGAAAACTAGAGCGAGAGCTTGCAGAACTGGCTGCGGAAAATCATCGTCTACGCATTGCACTGCACGAAGCAATCAATCGTCCCAAGGGTATCGTCCCGCACGAAGCCGAGGAGTTTTACGAGCAAGACTTCTACTCCATCAACACAGCCCAACAGGGCGATGTTGAACGCTCTAATGCGAGGCTTAACTGGCTGCTTGCCTACCACAACAGCACTGTAGGCACTAAAGGACTACAACCTCTTAGCCTTAAATGTCTAGACGAAGAATTTCTCTCTTATAACCACTAACAGCCCAGTAGGGCGCACACATGAAACTTACATGCTACATAACCAATGAATCCGACTATTCCCCGCCAGAGGAAGGAGTCTTTAGATTTAGCAACAAGCAATGGGCCACCAATCCAAGTAGACTAGAAGGCTTTGAGTTTAGTGACGTAATCATTGACTGCGTACCAGACGAAGGGCTCAGAAAGTGGCTACACATGCATATTGGAATTAGGGTTGAGCGCATCATCTACGTATAGCACACATTATGTCGGATAAATCTATTTTTATCCGACAACAACCCCACCAACTGGTTCTAAATCAATAACACAACGACTCTGAGAACGCCGAGCCTAGCTGTGACGAGGCTCAATCAACCGACAACTCAAACCAAGATTAAATATGACAGACGAAATTAAACCACCAAATGACACCACGACAGCCTCGGCATTAGCTGCGGCGGCTGGTTCTAGTCCAATCGTGGACTGCGGCATGTGGTGCAATCCTAAATGCCCACACCTAAACAGTGACTACGAGCCTGACTTCTGGCGCTGCAAGCTAACTCCAGATGGTGAAAACCTAGAGGATGACGGAAACCCAATCGCTTCCTGCTGCTAAGACTAGAACCACTAATTTGCGCACATATTATGGAATACTTACCGCAAGGAAAAATAAAGCAATACAGGGAAAAACATAAACCAGCCAAGTGTCCTATCCTTGGCATCAAGACAAATGACTGGGTGGTGGATCACGATCATCAAAGTGGAATGGTTAGAGGGGTTATTTCACGGCAAGGCAATAGTTTGATAGGAAAGATAGAGAACTTTTACTTGGGGATGTGCAGGGGGAAAAAAGAACTTTTACCAAGGGCTCTAAGGAACATTGCCACTTACCTTGAATCAGATGTAACGGAAGTTCTTCATTACGTTGGACTTAACCAATTGAGAAATAAATTTAAAAACAAGTTGACAAGTGCTCAACAATACCAGACTCTAGTTGACATGGGTGCAGGACAAGATGAACTTGACCAGTGCTCCAATCAGAAACACCGAGCGGAACTATTCCGCAAATTAACCAAAATACAATATGAGAGATAACGATAAAAAGAACTTGCGTGAAAAATTGCTAGGCATTCAGCAGTGCCTCAAAGCTCCGAAGGGGCAAACTAATAAATTTGGCGGGTACAGTTACCGATCCGCTGAAGATATTCTAAATGCGGTAAAGCCATTACTTAATGAGTTCCGTTGCACACTAGTTATTCATGATGACGTTGTGCTAGTAGGTGACCGTGTTTACGTAAAAGCTACGGCAACTATTGCTGACTGCGATTCGGAGGACTTCATTTCGGCACAAGCATTTGCTAGGGAGGCCGTCACTAAAAAGGGAATGGATGAAGCACAAATTACAGGAAGTGCCTCTTCTTATTCTCGGAAATATGCATTGAATGGTCTTCTTGCTATTGACGATACCAAAGATCCAGACTCAACTAACAATCACGATAAAAAATCTCCAGTAACAAAATCTGCACAACTTGTGCAGTCATTCTAACAACCAAATAATAAATAATATGCAAAATACATACATGAATAGCGGCGGTCTCTTTATTAACGACCGTAAAGAAAAAGAAAACCATCCCGATTACACTGGCAAGATTACAGTGGACAAAGCTGGGATGTATTACATCAAGGGATGGAAACGTTCTACTAAGAATGGGCAACCCATGCTCAGTCTAGCGGCGGATTACGCACCAGAGGACAAGCAGCCCGCTGAGTTCCAAGGTGAAGGTTCTGGTAACTCTGGAATCGGTGGAGGGGCTACCCCCAATGAGCCGACTCCTCCAGTGAACGACGAATCTCCATTCTAAGAATATGGACTCCGAAGAAAAAGTGATTACCTATGATAAGGCTTGGTGGATGAAATTTCGCCAAGAGGAAATTGATAGCATACTGGAACTGACTGCCCGCAAGTGCAATGATTATAGTGGAGGAATTAGTTGCCAGAACCCCTTTGCTAACTTTGACCAATCAGTTGACTTCGGAGTTCATCCCTTGACTGGCATTTGCATGCGAATGCAGGACAAGTTCCAACGTGCAAAGGCATTATGCTCTGACGGCAACTTATCGGTTGACACGAAAGGGGATCAAGACAAAGATATATTCAGAGATCTAATTGGATACTCTTTAATTGCCATTGGCATGTTGGAAAGAGGGAAGTAACAAAACAAGGTAGCCCCCCTCGGAAGATCCCTTGGGGGGCTTATTGTCTATTAACGTAAACAAACAAAAGAAACATAATGACGAATCAAACGGAAGCACCACATAACGAAGAAGCAGAAGAAAAGATTATCGCTACTTGTATGAACTATGAGGACGGTAGTTTTTACGATGACGTAAGTCACGTAGTAGCACCAGATGACTTTTACACCGCAAGAGGCAAGTTGCTCTTCGGAGCGGTAAAAGCAATTTGTGATAGGAATGAACCATTGAATCTAGTTACCACGCTTGAGCAACTCAAGTCAGTGAACGGCACTGATATAGTCGGTGGAGTAATTGGATTAATGTCGGTGATGGAAAAGATTACCACGCCGCTTGACTTTAAATTTTGTGCCAAGACGGTAGCTGAAAAGGCACGATTAAGAAATGTTATTCGCTCTTGCAGGCTTGCTAGGGAGAAAGCTGAAATGGAGGGTACGCCTTCGCAGGAGATCAGAGCGGAACTAGAATCAGATCTAAATTCAGATATTAGAATTGATACCAATGACTTGGATTTAACTTCTGCAACTGAGTGCATCAATACCGAGTTAGATGATATCCTTAGCGGCAAGTTTGTTCCAGATGTTGTGCAAACCAACATAGGTAGGCTTGACATGATGCTAGGAAGCGGGGGTATAGCAGCGGGGGAAGTCATGGTTATAGCCGCACCTACTTCTTGCGGCAAATCAGCATTAGCCCTTAACATTGCACTTAGTGCCGCCAAACGTCAAGGGAAGGGGGTAGCCATTTTCTCTTTGGAAATGCCAAAAAAGCAACTCACGAAACGTATGGGGCAAACTTTATCTGGGATTAATTATAATACCGTGAACTTGAGTAAGGAGGGAGCTGCAAGAGCCGACAAGCTCAAGGCAACCAATAAGGAGCTGGAGGAGTTGCCTATATATACTTCGCACGTTGTACGGGGTACGGATGATCTAGCGGGGCAAGCTAGGAACATGGTAAAGAAGTTAGGGGTAAAGCTACTTGTAATTGATTACCTACAACTAATACCATTTGAATCCAAACGTATGAGCAAAGCGGAGGGTATTGCAAATATCTCTCACCGTATTAAGCAGATTGCCCTTGAACTTAATGTGGCTGTTCTGTTACTGGCTCAAGTAAATAGGGAGGGGGCAAAGCGTGAGGGTGGTCTTAGCCTTTACGATCTGAAGGACTCTGGTGACATTGAGAATGATGCTGACGTAGTTCTGCTCATGTATCCATCAAACCAAGGAGATCCAGAATTGTCCAAGAAGGTGGACGGCAAGGGGGCTTATACTGAACTAATGTATAAGATTGCCAAAAATCGTGAAGGTGAAAGGGATATCGGTTGCATGTTCCGATTCTATCACTGTATCGGACGTTTCGCTTAAACACATTAAACTAAAAATAAAACTATGAATTTACAATCCTCGGCAGTCGCCTATCTAGCATCCAAAGAAAAAAAAGTAACACCTACCGCGTTTGAACGCTTGGCGGGACAAGTAAAGCAGGACATTCAAAGCAATGCCTTCGGGACTATGTTGAAGTTCCCAAATAAGAAGGAAAAACAAATACGCTCAAATAATTTTGATCCAGTTAAACGCTCAATTACAGTCAATGCAGTCAATGACTTAAGAGAGCAGGGAGTTCTTTTGAAAAAGGCTTGTAGGGATGTGGGGGTAGCCCCTTCTAGCTACCGTCACTGGGCAACTTTACTTGGGATTGAGTTCGCCAGAAAGTTTCCAACATAAAAACAAGCTACCCCATTATTTTGTTTGACATTTAAAAATCCATTACTTAATGTATATTGAATGTCATAAAAAAGGGAAGCCATATAGGTAACTACTGGCAGAGGTACTGGTTTCTTTGTCCTCCGTTTAACCCCTTTTAAAACCCTACCCCTTATGGGGGTAGGGTTTTTTTTATTGCTTACTGAGTGAGTTGCTGGAAATTACTAGGAGCAGCCTGTTGGGGGGTAGCCCCTTTTTGTGGTTGATCCATTGCCTGTTCACTGTAATTCTGCATGGTTGGCATGCGTGATTGCTGTACACCTTGGGTTTGAGCAGCGGTTGATATTAAGCCGTAGGTCTCATTCAGCCATAGGCGGAAATCTGGATCAGCATCCGCTTCCATTAGTAAGTCGGGGAATTGACCAGCCAAGAATAAGCTCCG